ATCAAAAACTTAGCAAAACTAAGAAAAGAAGCAGCTATGAGTCAGCTCGAATTAGCTGAAAAGCTTGGAGTCTCTCAACAGACAGTAAGCAAATACGAAAAAGGAACGCGTGAACCAGACAATGCTACGCTTGTTAGGCTATCAGAAATATTTAATTGTAGTATTGATTACCTCCTTGGCCGCACTGATATTAAAAATCCTTTTCTCGTAGCAGAAGAAAGAGGTACTTACTCTATCGAAACCATTGCCGCTCACCATGACGGCGAAGACTGGACCGAGGAAGAACTAGCGGATATTGAGAAGTTCAAGGAATTTGTGAGGATGAAAAGGACTCAAAAAAAGAATCCTTAGAATAATTAGTAGGGCGGTGCCGATTTGAAAAACTGATCTATGGGCCCATACTATATTTTAATAGGTAAAACGATGAATACAGGAAAAAGACTTAAGGAACTTCGTTTAGAAAAAGGCTTAAATCAAATTGATGTTGCAAATATACTGGGTGTAGACCGTAGCACCTACGGAAAGTACGAAACTGGAGATAGTTCTCCTGACTATGAAAAACTATTATATCTTGCTGATTTTTATAATACGTCAACCGATTACATTCGATCGAAACGTGAAAAAAAAGTTAGTAGCATGTAATGATGGGCTTATGATAATCAATATATGACTGATTTTGGGTGATGCTTGCTATGTATGAAGAACTACTTAAAGAGACTGAAGAAGAGGGCATTGAAGTAATTCAATTACCGCTTCATGAAAAAACAAAAGGATTATACTGTGATGGTACTATAGCACTCAATAAAAACATTCCCACTACATCTGAAAAAACATGCGTACTAGCAGAAGAACTCGGCCATTATTACACTACAGTAGGCAATATCATCGACACCACTTACATTAACAATCGAAAACAAGAGGTAAAGGCTCGGCGCTGGGCTATAAAGCAACTTGTACCACTAAAAAGCATCATACAGGCATTTGAAGCAAGATGCAGAAATATGTATGAAATGGCTGAGTACATTGGAGTAACTGAGGAGTTTCTGTGTGAAGCTTTTACTACCTATAATGCTATATATGGAAAATTCAAAAAGCTTGGAAATTATATTATATACTTTGATCCACCTGGGATATATAAATCCTATGAAACAATTTAAAGAGGCTGATGTAAAACGTATCAATATAAAATTCAACATTTACCAATTATGTTGAGTTAAATTATCTATGCTATAATAATATTCGAACAAGCGTTCTATTATAGGGAGGATATATATGAATATAGGGATTTACGCTAGAAAATCCGTCTATTCAGATAAATCGGATAGCGTTGAGTCACAGATTAAAATATGCAAAGAATACGCTAAAACTAATTTTGATGTGACAACCATTCTGGAATATAAAGACGAAGGTTTTACCGGAGCCGACACCCACCGACCGGGATTTGAGCAGCTGATGAAAGATGTCGCGGCAAAAAAAATTGATGTGTTGATATGCTATAAGATAGACCGAATAAGCAGAAATGTCCTTGACTTCTCCAAAACTTTCAATATGCTTCAGGAAAAGAATGTTCAATTTGTTTCGGTCAAAGAACAGATCGACACTTCCACACCATTAGGCCGGGCAATGATGTATATATGCTCCGTATTCGCGCAAATGGAACGTGAAACTACTGCAGAACGTGTAAAAGATAGCATGATAGAGCTTGCCAAGTCAGGTAAATGGGCTGGTGGGAAACCACCGATTGGTTATAAGAGAGAAAGAGTCGTTATTAACGGCAAGAATCATACTGTGCTAGTTAAGAATGAAGATGAACTTCCTTACCTGAATATGATTTTTGATACTTTTTTGAAAGGGTATCCTCTTGGCGGACTGGAGACCTACTTTCGCAAAAAAAATATAAAAACCCTCAATAGCAATTACTTATCAGGTTCGCAATTATGGACTATTCTGAAGAATCCACACTGCGTTGCTGCAACTCCAGAGGTATATGATTATTTTGAAAACTTGGGGTGTATCATGGCTGTCGATCGAGGCAAATTTGACGGCAAGCATGGGGTTGTCGTATATGGGAGAACAAAAGGCGGGAAAAGGAAAACACATACACTGAATCCACCCGATAAATGGATTGTTAGCGTTGGGCTACATGAGCCTATAATGTCTGCCGATAAGTGGTTGGCTGTGCAAGAACGGTTTGGGCAAAAT